ATGAGCCTGCGGGTCAAGATCACCGCCGGCGTACTGCTGCTCTGCAGCGGCACGTTGACCGCCTTCCTGGGCACCTGGGAAGGCAACGGCCAGAACGTGGTGTATGCCGACAAGCTGGCCAGTGGTTTGCCGACGGTCTGCAAGGGCATCACCAAGCACACCAGCCCGGATCCAGTGGTGGTCGGTGAATATTGGTCCGATGCGCGCTGCGCCGAGGTGGAAGGCCTGGTCATCGCCAAGGGCCAGTTGAGCCTGGCCGACTGCCTGACCAACCAGGTGATCGGGCAGAACACGTTCGACGCCTTGAGCAGCCATGGCCACAACTTCGGCGTGCCGACGACGTGCGCGAGCCGTGCGGTGGGCCTGATCAATGCGGGCCGCATTGCCGAGGGCTGCAAAGCGCTGGCCTGGGCTTCCGACGGCACGACGCCGGTGTGGGCCTATGTGAGCGGTGCCGATGGCCGTAAGACCTTCGTTCGTGGTCTGCACAACCGCCGACTGGCCGAAATGAGGCTGTGCCTGCAATGACCATCAGCCCGCTGCGCCTTGCCCTGTTCTTGCTGGTGGTCGGTCTGCTGACCTGGTGCGCTTTCGAGTACCAGGGCAACCAGCTCGTCGCCGCCCGCGCTGATCTGGCCGACGCCAATGCAGATCTGCACACCGAGCGAGAGGCGGCGCGCCTGGCCGGCGAACAGCTCGCAGCGCGGGACCAGCTCGACACCCACCACACCGAGGAACTGAATCGTGCCCGCGCTCAAATCAACACTCTGCAGCTTGCTGTTGCTGATGGCAGTTACCGGCTGCGCATCAAAGCTTTCTGCCCCGCAATGCCCGGTGCTCCCGGCACCGCCGGCCTGGCTGATGCAGGCCGCGCCGAACTCGCAGCAGACGCTCGATCGGATTATTTCACCCTCAGAGACGAGCTTGCCCTCAGCCGGCAAATGATCCTCGGCCTGCAGGACTACATCCGCCAGGTCGTGCAACGCACGCCGGCACAACCCTGACCCTTTGCAACTCAACCTTACGGAAACACTGACATGAGCGAAGTAAATCGCAGCATCACTTTGGAACGTGGCGACAAGGAATTCACGTTCAACCTGACCCCGCAGGTGATCACCAAGTACTTCAACGCCACGACCCAGGCCAACAAGGTCGCGCCGGCCCACAACTTGCTGATGGGCACCGTCAAGGACGAAGACAAGGCCGCACTGAAGGCGCTGCTGGAAAACCCGATCACCACCATGACCCTGGCCGGTGCGTTGCTTGAAGAGTATTCGCCGGACGTTGAAGTGATCGTAAAAAAGCCCTCGAACATGCCGAAGGACTGACCCAGGACGGGCTGGGCCAGTTGCTGGCCCTGACCCAACGCTGGCTGCCTGGTGCTGAGCCCACGATTGAAAGCATGGGCACCGCCAAGTGGCTTGAAGACGAACACTGGAGACGCATGGAAATTGCCGTCGCCAACGGCATTTCCACTGCCTTTAACGGATAACCCTGATGGCTGACCGTTCCGCCCGCCTGGCCTTCATCCTGAAACTGACCGACAAGGTCAGTGCCCCCCTGGGCAAGGTGAAAACCAGCTTCAGCGACCTTGCCGCCAAGAGCCAGCAGAACATCATTCAGATGGGCGCGGGCCTAGCCGGCATGGTGGGCGCGGGCAAGGCCATCACCGAATCACTGGAACCAGCGCTGGAAGTGAACCGGGCGCTGGGTGACATGCGCGCCTTGGGCACGACCGAAGACGCGCTGGCGTCGCTGAACCGGACTGCACTCGAATTCTCGATTACCTACGCCACCAGCGCCGCCGAGTTCGTGGCGTCGTCACGCGTCATCGATGGCGCGATCAAGGGCCTGGTCGGCGGCCAGCTGGCCACCATCGCCAGTGCCAGCAACCTGTTGGCCAAGGTCACCAAATCCGACGCCGAAACGACCGGTGCGTACCTGGGCACCATGTACAACCTGTTCAAGTCCCAGGCAGACAAGATGGGCCGGGTGGAATGGGCGCAGCAGTTGACCGGCCAGACCGCGCTGGCGGTGAAGCTGTTCCGCACCGACGGTGCCCAGTTGAAAGATGCCTTCAAGGAAGTGGGGGCGATCGCAACCCAGGCCGGCGTCAGCTTTGCCGAACAAATGGCGGTGGTCGGTACGCTGTCCAGCACCATGGAAGGGGGCGATGCCGGCGGGCGCTACAAGGCGTTTTTTGAAAACCTCAGCGCGGCTGCCGAGAAAACCGGCCTGAGCTTCACGGACGCCTCGGGCAACGCACTGCCCATGCTGCAGATCATGGACAAGCTGCAGGGCAAGTACGGCGACCTGACCAGCGCTGCTGCCGGCACCAAGCTGATGGAAGTGTTCGGCGGTGAAGGTGCCCAGGTGATCGGCGCGCTGGCCAAGGACACCGATCGGCTGCGCAATGGCATTGCCGAACTGGGCAAGGTCCGGGGCCTGGAGAACGCCGAGAAGATGGCCAAGGCCATGGTCGACCCCTGGCAGCAGTTCGGCAAAGCCGTCGAAGCGCTGCGCATCGCCTTCGGCCAGTCCCTGATTCCGACACTGACCCCGCTGATGGAACGCCTGGTGGGTATTGCCAAGACCTTGACCCGCTGGACGCAGCTGTTCCCGAACATCACCCGGCTTATCGGTATCACCACGCTGGTGGTCTTTGGCTTCATCGCCGCGATGTCGTTGCTGACCCTGGTAGTCGGTGTCAGCAAAATGGTGTGGCTGGGCATGCTCACCGTATGGAAGCTGCTCACCTGGCAGGGCTTCAAATCGATCGCCATGTTCCTGTTCCACACGGTCATGGTCGCGGCTTTCGTGGTCGGCCTGATCGGTCTGTACACCTGGATGGCGATCGTGCGCGTCGGCATGCTGCTGTGGCAGGGCGCAATCTGGCTGGTCAACGCCGCCATGCTGGCCAACCCGGTGCTGCTGATCGTGGCCGGCATTGTCCTGCTGGCCGCTGCCGTGGTCGCAGCTGTCGTTTACTGGGACGAGCTGTGCGCCGCATTGATGAACACCACCGCGTTCCAGTGGATCAGCGATCAGATGGCCAAATTGTCCAGCTGGTTCGACTCGATGGGCGGTTGGTCAGGCATCGCCAAAACGGCCTGGGACAGCATCCTGTCTACGGTCAAGGGCGCAATCAATGGCCTGATCGAGATGGCCAACAAGATCCCCGGCATCAACATAGAAACCACGTTTGGTGATCTGCCCGAGCCGCCGAAGGTTCCAGATCTGCCCGGTCAGGGCGCACCTGTACCGGGTCCACAACTGCCGGCAGCGGTCGCTCGATCTGCGCCGGCCCAAGGTGCTGCAGCGAGAGTCCAGGTGAAACCTGCAACGCCTATCAGCTTGCCGCAACCCAACGTGCTGCCCTTCAAACCGCTGCAGTTGCCTGCTCCGCAGATCAGCCAGGCCGACCCGATCATGCTGCCGCCGGCGTCGGCTGACCGGGCGTTTTCGATGCCGGCCAAAACGGCACTGCCAGAGCGCGTCGAGAAGGTCATCGAGCTGCCCGCCAAATCGGACAAGGGTATTGAGGCCCGCAAGGCGATCAACGCCAATACGTCGATCAGTCCCACCAAACCGCAGGCCGTCCCGAAAGGAGGACTGATGCAAAGCTTCCAGAACCAGAGCAACGCCATGAACCCCAACCAGCGCCCCGGCACCCACGTCGAGACACTGAATATCAATACCTCCAAGCCGATGACACCGCTGGAGCTGGAAAACATGATGGCCATGGCGGTGGGCGGCTGATGAGTGAATACGTCGACCTGCTGATCATGAACAACGACCTGGTACTCGACCCGGCTCGCCAGCCCCTGCTGGTGGATGACCGCGCCTTGATCGCTCAGGACATCGCGCATCTGATCCGCGAAAGTGGCCTGCTGATCACCCTGGTGGCCGAGCGCGACCGGTTGCGTCAGCGTGACTGCATTCAGCAGATGGAGCTGCTCGTCGAGGATGACGAACGCCTGGTACCAGGTACTGCGCAGATCGAGCAGACCCAGCCGGGTGTGTACCTGGTGACCGCCACGACCGTGAAGTTTGGCCAGGTGGAGATCACCTTATGACCGTCGACTTCAAAAAGGCGCTGGGTGACTCCGGCATTCCGACCACCGAGGCGCAGCTCAAACAGGCCTGGGAAAAGCTGGCCGTCGAGCAGGGCAGCACGCTGACCAACACCAGCACGTACAGCCCGTTCTGGCGAATCATCACGGCGCTGGTCACCAAGCCCGTGCTTTGGCTGCTGGAGTTTGTCAGTGGCACGGTGCTGCCGAACTTCTTCGTCAAGACTGCCGGCGCGCAATGGCTGGACATGCTGGCGTGGGCGGTGAACATCGAGCGCAAGGCCGCGACGGTGGCCGTTGGTGAACTGCTCTTTACCCGCGCCAATACCGGTGGCGAGCTGGAAGTGCCGATCGGCACTGTCGTTCAGTCACCGACCCTCAACGGTCATATCTACCAGTTGGTAACCACCGAACCGCGCAGCTTTGAAGAGGGCCAGAGCCAGTTGGTGGTGCCGGTCAAGGCCGCGGGAGCCGGCAGCGGCTACAACCTGGCACCGGGTTACTACGCGGTGCTGCCTCAGTCGGTACCGGGCGTTGTCCAGGTGGTGAACAATACCGACTGGCTGCAGACGCCTGGTGCGGATTCCGAGCATGACGACCAGTTGCGCCTGCGCGTGCGCAACCAGTTTTCGGCGGTCAACCAGTGGCACACAGATGCGGTGTACCGGGCGATCATCACCGGGTTTCCAGGTGTGGCAGCAGATGGCGTGTACTTCGAACACGGCGCGCCGCGTGGGCCAGGCAGCGCCAATGCCTTCGTACTGTTCGACGCCGGCGTGCCCGCCGATACTTTCCTCGAGCAGATCAACACGCATATCCGCGACGGCGGCAACCATGGCCACGGTGACGATCTGCTGGCCATGGCCATGCCTGAAACCCTGCACGCGATCAGCGTCAAGGTCTGGCCGGTGGCGTACCTGACAGCGCTGCAGCTGCAGACGCTGCAGGCTGAGGTCGGGCTGTTCATCCGCGCTGCGTTCCGCGAAAGCACCCAGAGTGACTACGCGCCGACTCGGACATTTCCCCAGTCACGTTTCAGTTTCAGCCGCCTGACCGAAGAGCTGCACGTCCAGTTTCCGGATATCAGTTCGTTGCGGTTCGCCAACAGCGACATCGTCTCGGCCTTGGACATCCCGCGCATCAGCACCCTGGCGGTGGTCCTGCAATGATCAAGCTCAAGCTGCCGTTCTGGCTCGAAGGGCTGGAGCTGACCAAGCTGGTCACCACCGCCCAGCTCTGGTGGGAACAGGCCACCGAGTGGCTGCGCTGGCCGTACCTGCAGTTAGACGCGGACACGTGCCACCTGTCTATTTTGGAGCTGTGGGCCTGGCAGCGCGATGTCACGCGGTTTCCCGCCGAACCTGAAAGCCTGTTCCGTCTGCGGGTCAAGCACGCCTTTATCAACTCCGTGGACGCCGGCAGCACTGCCGGTTTGAAACGCATCCTGGAGCGCTTGGGCGTCGGCTATGTAGAGATCCAGGAACGCTTGCCCGAACGCGACTGGGACGTCGTGCTGCTCACCCTGAGCGATTCCCAATTGTCCGAGAACCCCGACCTGTTGCGCGTGCTGATCCGTCAGTACGGGCGCACCTGTCGCCGGTACGACTTCGTAACCATCACCCCGGTGCGGCTTGCTGTTGCCCTGGTGGATTTCAATGACGATCAGCAAACGTTGGTCGCCAGCCTTTAGGAGCCCTCATGGCTGCAAGTATCACCCTCGCCGGCGAGAAACTGATCGCCCAGAAACAAGCGGCCAACCTGCCGCTGACCGTGGCCCGCTTCGTGCTGGCCAACGTGCCCGGCCTCAATGTGAGCGGCCCGGTCAATCGCGCCGGCGTGAAGCCGCCAGCGGCCCAGATCGTCTACACCGCAAACATCACCCAGCAGGGCTATGTGAACCCTAATCAGGTGGTGTACAGCCTGCTGATGGGCACCGATATCGGTGACTTCGACTGGAACTGGATCGGCCTGGAGACCAGCGACGACGTGCTGCTGTCGGTCGCCTACGTGCCGTTGCAACAGAAGCGCAAGAACGTCCTGCCTGACCAGATCGGCAACAACGTGACGCGCAACTTCCTGGTGGTGTTCGACGGTGCCCAGCAGCTGACCGGCATCAAGATCGATGCAAGCACCTGGCAGCACGACTTCACTGTACGCCTCAAAGGCATCGACGAACGCGAGCGGCTGAGCAATCGCGATGTGTTTGGCCGTGCCTGCTTCTTTGATAGCGGTTTGAAGCTGGAGAAAGTCGGTAGCACTTACCAGCTCAAGGCGGGGGTGGCTTATGTCGAAGGAATTCGTCTGGAGTCGACAGCCGTCCTGCCGGTCGTCGTGCCGTCGGTGCCCAACAAGGCCTGGCTGGATGTGTGTCTGCAGCGCGATCACAGCGACGTGGTGGGTACGTTCCAAGTGGTGTTTGGCATGGACAAGGTGGATTACAACGACGGTGCCGGCGCACGCCATTACTTGGTGCCGTTGGCCGACTTGCCCACCTCATCGTTGATTACCGATCTGCGCAGCGTCGAGCCGATCATCACTGAACTGATTAAACACCTGGCCGCCCGGATTGGCGACTATCCCAATCTGCGCGCCCGGGCCACCACGAAAGATGACGTGAAGCTGGACCAGATTCCCAACGCGATCAGCAGTGATCCAACCAGCAACAGTGATCAAGTGTTGGCCACCACCAAAATGGTCGTAGCTGTACGCCAACTGCTCGAGGCCCTGGTCGACACCAAGCTCAACAAAAACGGTGGGAATGTCACGGGTACGATCAACACTACGCAGTCCATCGTGCTCAATAACGGTAGCAATGACTCGCCAGAGGTGCGCTGGGCGACGACGTTACGTACCGTCTTTGCTGATGTGTATAACCATACGTTCCGAATCTTTTCGACAGGCGTACCGGATCCGCTGAACCTGGACCTGGCCAACCAGCGTGCTTATCTGTTTGGCCGCGAGCCGTGGGACACCGGTAACTTCAATCCGGCCCTTAAAGCTGATCTGGCGGGGGCAGCATTTACCGGGCCGGTCAGAGTGCCTTCGCTACCGGCCACGACCAAGGACCAGCAGGCCGCTAACACTGCCTTTGTGCATTCGGTGGTCGCCGCCCTGGTGGACTCGTCGCCGGCGGCGCTCGACACCCTCAAGGAGCTGGCGACGGCCCTGGGCAACGATCCCAACTTTGCCACCAGCATGACCAATGCCCTGGCGGGGAAACTGTCGACCAGCGGCGGCACGGTGGCCGGCCGACTATACAGCCGCAAATCAGATGCTCAACTCGGCGTTTGGGGATCTGCGGGTCTGGTTCTCGATTCGGATTTGCACCCAGCCATTACCTTTCATGCCTCTTCGCGTGGTGTGGCGCGGATGCTGGGGCTCCAAACTGACAATGAGCTGTATCTGGGCGGATCTGACCCTGGCCAGCCGCAGTACAAGCTGTACCACTCGGGCAACTTCAATCCTGCCGGCAAAGCCAACGTCGCCACCACCCTCGGTGGCTATGGCATCACCGACGCCTATACCGCCAGCCAGTCAGATGGGCGTTTTGTGCGGCTCGCGGGTGAAAACGGCTACACCGCATTCAGCCTCGGTCAGGTTCCTTCGCTGGCAGCGGCGGGTGCTCACAACCAAGCCCACGCCCCTCTGGCGATTGTGAACGGCAATAACCCGGCCGCTGCAGCAGTGATTACATTTCATCGGGGCGGGTCCTACGGCACGTTCTTTGGTCTGGACACGGACAACCAGTTTGCTTTCGGTGGCTGGTCAGCGGGTAACGCCCGGTACCGTTTTTGGACCGAAGCCAACCGGCCGAAAAACACTGCCTCGGTTGAGGTCAACGGCTGGCACAAAGACGCTGACACCGGTCGCATCGAGCAGTGGGGGCGAGTCACGCTGGTATCGCCGAATGCCGTCGGGGCGGTGGCGGAAGCGGGGATTTATTTTCCGATGTCGTTCCCGGCCGCGTTCCACTCTGTGACGTTCGGCATTGAGGCGGTCGGAGAAACCACTGAAATTGCCGAGAACCTGGTGGGGTTTCATAGCCCTGGCTTGGGCGCCATGACCGTACGCGTTCAACGCGTTGCCGGCAGTAACCCAAGCAACACCCCCATCACCATCCACTACCGCGTAACGGGGAAATAAATGGAGTTCTTTTACGGTCGCCCGTCGGGCGGGTTTTACAGCAGCGCGAGCCACGGCCCCCGAACCATCACCATCGATGACCCAACCTTCGAACGACCGAAGATCCTGGTCCCGGATCCCGCATACATCGCGGGCGACCACAGCCAGGAGGAGTCCGTGCCGATGATCGAGATCGATGACCTCGGCGTCCCGGTGCCACAGATTACCGTCGACAATCCGGAATGCCTGCTGCCCCCGGCGAGCGATCTGATCGAGATCAGCATAGAGCACTACCAATCCTTACTGGAGGCACAGAGCAACGGCATGCGTATCGACCTGGATGACAGTGGTCGACCTGCTGCTATTGCGCCGTTTGGTCCCAGCATAGAGATGCTGCGGGAGAATGATCGTTGCTGGCGGGACTATCAGCTCAAACAGACCGATGGGATGGTCAACCGTCACCGTGACGAGCTCGAAGCGGGGCAGGCAACGACGTTGTCGGTGGAACACTACATGGCGCTGCAGGCCTATCGTGGCGCGCTGCGTGATTGGCCGGAGCATTCGTCGTTCCCTGACATTTCAGCCCGCCCATCAGCCCCGACCTGGTTGGTGCTGCCATGAGTTGGACCAACATCAAGTTTCGCTGGCCGGCACAAGCCACTCAATGGATGGACCAGATGGCCGGCGCTCGCAATCTCATCCAGGGCGAAATGCTCAGCACTGGGGAGCGAGTCTCCAAGCTAGCCGACATCGCGACCACCAGCCCGGGGCCGATCAGCGGCGCCGCACAAGCGGCGATCAGCGCCGGCCGTACCGCTTTGGCGGCCCAGTTCGATAATGTCCCGTCGTGCATCGTCGTGACGCCATTCCAGCACGGGGTTGGCCAGGGCAGCGGAGGCCACCAGCGCTTTTTGTCCGCGCCGAACCTGCTGCAACTACTGGCTGACAAGCTGACGGACACCACCGACGCTGTCCGCCCTCAAGGTCAGCAAAGCGCCTTGGTGCTGATCTTCCTCGCCACGCGTCTGGACCAGCTTGCGGCGACGTTGGGTCGGTTCAACGTGGTGTTGCCTATGCCTGACCTTGTGCGCGCCGAGCGCCGTGCCGAACACCTGGCCAAGCTGGAGGTGGAAAAGTGGGTCATGCCGATCGCCGGGCAAATGCCGCTCTGGAGCCAGTTGCCGCTGCAGCGGTGCCCGATCACCAAGCTGGCCAGCCAGTCCATGGCCGGCCAACTGGCTATACTTGAGGGCTATGCTGCTGACAGTTCGCCCATGGCGGACCTCGCAGATCTGCAGGCACGAAAGAAGGCGCAGGCCCAGGAGCGCGATCAGCAGCTGGCCGACCTGAAAGCCCAGTTCACCAACAGTGCCGACGACGTGTCGATCCAGTCTAGGATGCTGGGACCGGGTGACCTGGGCCAGCTGCGCCGCGAACTACTCGAGGGCGAAGCACCGGGTCATGAATGGCCGCTGTGTGCCGGCGCGCTGCTAGTGGGATCTGCAGAGAGCCTGAGCTTTGTCCAGGAACTGGTGGGCCTATGACGCTGCTACTCAACGGCGAGCAGATCATCGGCCACCGCATGAAGCTGACAGCCAACCTTAAGATTGAGGCCGACGAGCTGGGCGGCCAGACATCGGCAACCGACAAATCGCACAAGGGTTTCAAACCCAAGACTCTGACCGTTGCGCTGACAATCCCCTACAAGGCCCTTGAGGACCTGCGCACTATCATGCGCCTGGCCGAGGCGACTGCAGGCGGTGGCCAGCTACAGACCTACCGCATCGTGAACGACACGGCCAAGGCATTTGGCATCCGGCAGGTGACGTTCTCTGACGGGGTCAGCGCCCGTGAGGACGACACACTGGCCCAATGGATCGTCCAGTTCACGCTGAGCGAGAAACTATCCAACCCGGAGAAGGTCGAGAACCGGCGCGCCGGCAACGGCGTCACGTCGCAGTCAGCACCAGGTGACGGTGTTGCGGGTAGCGGATCGGGCACGCCCGAAGAACTGACAGGCTTTGAGGCAGTGCTCAAGAAGGTGGACACCTACCTGGGCGGCGCTTCATGAGCATGAAGCTGCACAAGGTGCTGACGATCGGCGGCGCGGTCATGCCGCTGGTCAACGACGATGTCCGTCTGGACCTCAAGAGTCCAGGCCGCGCCACGTTCACGATCAAGGCTGGCGTAACCGTCAAAGGATTGGTCACGTTCGATATCGGCTACAACGAAGCGGTCCTGCAGCGTCATTTCATTGGCTACGTCGAACGCTGCACCGCCACCAACGGGATCGAGCAGGTTGTGCTGTGTCGTGAGTTAGCCGCGGTGCTGGCCAACCCATTGCCCATGAACCTGCGCCATGTAGATCTGCGTGCGGTACTGGCCGATATCGGCGGCAAGACCGGGCTGCGCTTTCGGGTATCGGATCAGGCGTATACACGCACCAAGACGCCGTTCTTCTACAACCTGGCCGCTGGATACCAGGCGCTGGACAGCATGGCGCGGGTGTTCGGCATCAAGGATTTTATCTGGCAGCAACAGGGCGACGGCGAGATCTACGTCGGCGCTTGGGCTGACAGTTTCTTCGGCGCTCGGTCGCCGTTGCAGTTGCCGGTCAACCTTTTCGACGGTTACCAGGGCAGCCAGAGCGCGATGATCGCGGCTTTACCAGGCCTGCGACCAGGCGTATCAATCAACCAGGGCGAGCGGATCACGAACGTGACGCTAGCTGGCACACAGATGGCTATCAAATGGACGACGCAATCAAGCGCAGCGTAGAGCGGCAATTCCCTGAACTCACTGGTGGCTATCACCTGCCGCGCTTCGCCAAGGTCGTGGCGGTGGCGGACGCGCCAGCCAGCGCAGGGCTGTGTGACGACTTCCGCCCGCGCTTCTCGGTCGACCTGCAAGTGATGGGGCCAGATGGCGAGATCGACACGATGTTGCCGGTGCTGGCCGGTGTGCCGCTGCCCATGCCGGTGGGCGGCGATGAAATGGGGTTCTTTGCCTTTCCGGAGGAGGGCACCAGCGTGGTGGTGTGCTTTGCCTATGGCCTGCCACATAAGCCCTACATCCAGACCATCCTGCCTCACGGCCTGACACTGCCAAAGGTCCCTAAGGGCGACCAGGTGTGGCAGCACAGTGACGCGGTGCAACAGCGCGTCGACGCGGATGGCAACTGGTTGCGCAAGACTGATGGCAAGATCCAGGACCAGGCGATCGAGCGCGAGGTCGACGCCATGACGAACACCGAAAGCTTCCAGAGCCACACCAGAAGGGTGGACGACCATTCGACCGAGTCAGTGGGTGGCGTGAAGAAAATTGAGGCTCTGGGCGCGCTCAAACTGCTGTCGGGCGGATCTGCGAGTCTTGCCGCAGTAGATGATCTGCACCAGGCGACTGGCCGGGATCTGAACCTGGTGATCGGGCAGAAGCACAACACAACGGTGGGTGGCGACATGCACGAACGAATTCAGGGCCTGCGTGAGAGCATCACCAGTAAGAGCCAGCGTTTGCAGGCTCCTAAAAACTGGGTTGGGTCGGGTGGCGTGAACATCTTTCAGGTGGTGTGTGACCTGCTCGATTTGGTTCAGGATATGAGCACCCAGCTCGCCGCACATACCCATGGGCCGACGCCGGTGCCTGGCAACGCGGCTGCGTTTACTGCGGACGCAACCAAGGCCGCGATAATGTCGGCAACGCTAAAGCCGGTAACTCTCTAATCCATGATTTACATTTTAGCAATAACTGTCACACGCATCTTTAATCGCTTTCCGTAAAGTCCCATATATACTTAGATGAGATCTTTCAGCTATCGCAATGTTAAGTTCTTTCACTGTGTCTTCGTTGATAGATGAGGAAAGTTCGTGATGTTTTTTTCTGGGCTAATGATATAAGCAAGTCTAGGCGATACAGGGAAGTATAGATCAAGAACCTCAGATGGCTCACCTTGCTTTAGCTGTTTCGTCGATTCATGGATATTTACAACTGGGCAGTCGCTCGTGATAAAATCGATGGCTGTGTCGTTCTTGATAAGTATATGGTTGTCTGAACGTACGAAGCTGCTTAAAGATGAGCCCATACATAATGATGTTTGCGAACTACTATACGTTTTTTCATTCCTTAGAAACCCCTATTGGAGCGTATTTTGTCAGTGATTCGTTAACCGGTTGAGTTGTTTCTAATTTCTTGAGTGAAATACAAGATTCTTCCATTCGCCTGTCTCAATTTAGCAGCGATAGGCTCAATTCGATACTTAGAGTTTTTCCTGATAAAGCTTTCAGTCCAGTCATGGTTCTGGCTTGAAAACACAACTGTTTCAGCGCACTGGACAATAAGTCTATTTATGCTTTTGGTCTCGGCAAGCGAAAGTTTTTTATACTTGCATTTGAAGCTGGTAAAGTTGTGATCAAGTGTGGGGTCGTCTCTGTCTATATGGGGCTTAATCCTCAATGCTAGTCTTGGAGTTAAAGGGATAATGCGATTTAGGATTTTTATATTTGAGGAGTGCTCTATCACTACAGGGAAGTCGCTACTAAAAAAAAGATTTTCTTCATGTGTGTTTTCAAGTATTTCCCATGTGGAGTTTCCAAAAATAGTAACGTGGCTAAGTATAGAGCGTATACCAAAAGCTTGCGGATATTTTCCGTCTATGTTTATTGAGATCTTTCCGGTTTTGAGTAACTCAGTTAACGACTCTGCACCGAGTTCTGGCGGTGGTGCTGGGATTCTATTTGAGTTGTCTAGCATTACTGCTTGATCTTCAACTACGCTTCTAAAAAGTTCTGAGTGAATACGCATTGAAGCAGGTGAGCAAGTTAGAATATATGATACAAATCCCGATATAGTGTAAATGGTTTCATTGTCTATATGTCTGTTTCTGATGTTTTCAATTGAAGCATTATATTTTGGTTCGATCCCCTTTAAAAAGTCTTCAATGACTCGGCTATTCTCCAGGTAATCGTTAGTGTTACCTTCATCGATTCTGCATACTGATTTGGCATTTGGGGTAAAAAACTTTAAGTCGGACTTTCTATAAGCGTACATTTGACTTTTCAGATCTTTAGAATAGAAATTTTTTAAGTGCACTTGTGAAACAAAATGATCTAATGCCATATATGCCTCCAGAAATTTTTCCCGATGTTAGTTCTGCATGCTTGCGCCTAGCGATATGGTACTTGAGATTGTTTTATTACTACCGATGGTAATCCTATAGTTTCTAAAAATATGGATACTCCAAACGGGATGGATTGATTTTTGGGGCCTAGAATAACTTCTTTTATAGGTGTCGTAAATTTTCCACACTCAAAGCTCAGATCTATATAAGCCGCAGGGCAGTTGTCGCGCATTGAAAAAGATATTCTCGATGCTGCAATTTCTTGACCGAATGCAGTCCCGCCCACATCGACGAGTATTGCGCTTTGATTGCTTGCTTTCGTTTCGAGCATATGTATTAGGCGAACTTCATTCTCTTCTTGAAATGCAGGGTTTTTCAATGCGGCGATTTTTATATACAACTGAAAGCAGGCGAGTTGAAAGTCACTTTCCTGAGACTGATTTTGGGCTTTTTTGATGTTATATATTTTTTGCACAGCATTCTTTACCTCATATATTTGCTGCTCTCTATTGTAAAGAATTTCAAGCGGTAGTGACGCCATTTCTCGCAATAGAGTAGAGTCGAAGCCGATCGCATAACCATGGCCATTATCACCGTAGGCGCGCCACTGGCTTAGCAAGTCTCCAGCTTTCGAAAAGCATGATGCTAGAGCTAGTCCACGCGCGCTGGAGGCGTGAATTATCCCGTCTACTTCATCTAGGAACTCAACGCCAACTCCAACTTCAGCGTGCAGCTGAGTTGCTGCCTCTTCCCAAATACTATACCCCCACTTCATTTCATGTGAGTCGTTCATTGAATTAATATCGCTAAAGCGTAATTTCTTGCCAGTACATATAGCTAGAAAAGTTTCAGCTGAGCAGTAGTGGTAAAGAATTTCTGCGATCTTAGGTGCATAGTCTCTTTCAAGCATTTATCCACTCCTCTGGATTTCGATAAGGGTATTTTGGTACTCCGCCCGCCCCGTGCTTGGGGTCGTAAATCATAAGACTAGTTTTAAAATATGCAAATCTTAGGGCTGCAGTTGCTTCTGTTAATCACGCTTGCACCATACTGGATCTTTCCTCATCCAAGGCGCACACACCTAGAGTGGGAGGATATTCTCCATCACCACCCTGCGCAAAGCATATCTCCATTGCTAAACGGCTCAGAGATACTCTGTGCCGCTGTGATCCTGGTTTGATGCACATTAAAGTTTGGTTCAACCCACCGAGTCTGACTATGCGCTTTTGTTCGTAAGCGCGGGTTGCCTTACGCCGACGATTTTAGATTGAGAAAAATATCTCATCAAAAGAAAAGGGAAATGAGAATCCACTTATCCCCCTCCCGCCGACGGGCTTCGCGTCCGTTTTTTTTGCAAATCTCGATGCGGTGCAATGGCCCTTCAAGCCCAAGCGGGCCGTGGGCCTCTGCGGCTGATCAGCCATTTCACAGAGTGCAAAGTTTTGCAGAGGAATGCAGTGGGATTGCACTGTGGACCTTGGAAAGGCATTCAGGAGCTCCGTGCAGAAGCCCCCGGTTTCGCTGGGTGAAAAACTAAAAAAGACCCTGAGCCCAGGGTTTTCGAAATCAGGGTGCGATCAAATTGCACACCGATTTCGGTCACAGCCCCGTTCGCAGTGGATGGGCTGGAAGCCCTGAGCGACAAGGCTTGTGAGTCAGTTTGGAGGTTTCACTGCGTTACACAGTTACTCACGGGCTTGAAAAACCATGCACCTGACTGTTTTCTTCAATAAAACGCTGGCCACGTTCTTGTTGGCCTCGACGAATTTCGGCTTAACGGCCTCGGTTAGGAATCTGCGGAGAGATGAGTCGATCTGTAGCCCGCAACCATGCTTGTCCAGACGTGATTGCAGATCTTTGAAGTTGATCGCGAGCAACGACTCGGGTGCCGCCGAATGGTTGTACTGTTCGCCTTTGCCATCCAGTAAGTCGAGTGCTGACCAGAAGGGAATCAATGCGTCCTCAGCTGATTGTTCGGGCAAGCCAATGGTATCGAGGGCTGGTATCGGCATGCAGAGCAGCGCAGAAAAATGGGCGAGCTGGTCATAGATCGCCGAACGAAGCGCCATGCTCCTGGTTCGATTCAACTCCCTCAGGAGGAAAACTCGATGGCGGGACAACGCGATCTGGTCAGTGACGCATAAATCCTCGGACATGTTGATCTCCTATGCACCGACCGGGTCGATGGCGCTAAAACGTGACCGGAACGTGTGATTTCGTTCTGAAAATAGGGTGGGGTAAAAAAAATAGCGATATTAGCTAGATGTGAGGAAAAAGGGGGTGGAGGTCCCGGTTTTGCTGGGTCCTTCATATAGCAGGGCATAGCGATATGGTAGCTATATGAATAGCGATATTTTACCAAACCCCCGGAATCATTGGGTTTTAAGGAAGGTAAATATTACTGTTCATAAAGGTAATATTATCGCCTTCATATCGCTTCAATATCGCTATTTCCCGAAAACGCTGAGAGCCTTGATTTACAAGGGCTGTAGCCGTTTTCAGCAACGCATATTACTAATATCGCTATTTTTTTTTGCCCCAACAAATTTTGAGACGCTGCCCTTGGGTGGGCTGCTTGGGGAGGTGCGGACGTGTGTTGGCGTGTGCGCTTTTACCGGCGCGAGTAATCACGTCTAAGGCCTGGTCAGGCGCAGTGAAAGGATGGCTTGTTACGTGGCTTGTTACGTGTACCGCAAAAAACAAGGGCCTGCATCGCTGCAAGCCCTTGATTTATATGGTGCCGGCACCAGGAGTCGAACCCGGGACCTACTGATTACAAGTCAGTTGCTCTACCAACTGAGCTATACCGGCTAATGGGCTGCGAGTATATAGAGTCTGATGCGCTTGTAAAGCATAGCTGTCTGATTCAGTTGAAAAAAATCGACCATTGGCGCCTCGGATCGGATGCGGGCGGGTGGTGGTGCAGGACGTGTCCTTCGGTTTTGACAGATTGGTCTGCGTGGCAGGGCGGATGGCGTTGAATTCGGGCGTTGATTTTGCCTTTGGCGCTCGTCGCTTGTGCCTGACAGAACGCTGGATTTTTAACCTGGTCGCGCAAACCAATGGGTCCAGCGTTGATGGCGATTTGGCGTATGAACAGGCACCCATCCGACCCCGCCATTTTTGGGCAGTTGCGGGGCAGGAGGGCTTTGCATAGGCTTGTTCTCAACGGCCCAGGCTACTGAGTCAGCAGCACGGGTCGTTAGCTTTTCAGCCATGCAGATAAAGGACTATCTGATGAGTGATGCGATGGATCGTAACCGGGGTTGGGGTGTTGTTTGCCGCAGGCTGGTCATTCGCTGAAGAGTTGTTGAAGGATATTTGCAGGTGCGCCTGGCCTGTCGGCTTTGCGCAGGGTGGGGCTGAGGATGGCTGTCTGAATCGCATGAATGTGCGTCTGGATGCCGACGAAGGCTTCATCGATGTTTCAAGAAATGCCCGGATCCTCTGGATTCGGGCATTTTCTTGTGGGCTGGTTGCTGTTGCGTCGGATTTGCACTGGAGCTACCGGCTTTTTGGCCGATACAGCTGTATCGAAAATGGCAGTCAGCCATGGACAGCAAGTGCAATGCAGAGAACGCCTACGCATTACGAGCTGCTGAGTGTCGCTCGCGATGCCTCTCCTGAGCAGATCAAGAAGGCTTATCGCAAGCTGGCGCAGAAGCTGCACCCGGACAAGAATCCAGATCCTTACGCCTCGGACATGATGGGCGTCGTCAACGCGTCTCACGATGTGCTGGCTGACCCTTCGCGGCGTGCGGCTTATGATGCGCAGCTCGCTGCCAATGAGCACAAGGCGCGTATGGACGCTGCGCGCCGTAAGCAGGCGCATGCAGCGCGCGGGCAGGCGGTGCATGTGTATGCGGCCACTTCTGCAGCCACTGCTGCTGCGCCGTCTCAGGCGGCTCGTTCGGGGCCGGCGCCCAAGTCTTCTTCCCATGCTTCTGCATCCCCTTCCCGTGACAAGCGTCGTCGCAGTGCGTGGCGTTGGGCGCTGTTGTTTGTGGTGTTCTGCGCGGGTGGCGCGTGGATGGGCTACGACCCGGGTGCGGGCAAGTCGTTTGTGCCGTCCGAGCCTGCGCCGGTTGCGCAGACATGGGTCAAGCCCGCACCTGCGACGCCTGCCGCGCCGGTCGAGGAGCCTGTAGCGAGCCCGGCCAAGCCGGTGGATGCGGCGGCGTCCGAGTGTGGTGTGCCGGCGCTTGATCCGATGGGCGCGCCGTGGCCGGACAAGGCGGGCTATGTGAAGGACATGCCGGTGCTCAAGGACAACGGTTGGTCGCAGATCACTGTGGATAACTCGGCGGGCGAGTCGGCGGTGTATGCCAAGGTCACGGATGCGGTGGGGCGCAGGGCGTTTCGGCATGCGTTTGTGCCGGCCGGGGCGGTGTTTACGTTCGCCAAGATGGACCCGGGGCTGTACTTGCTCAAGTACAAGATGATGAGTACCGGCTGTGCATTTGCCTCGGGTCGGATTTTGCTGGAGGAGACGCCGATGGGCAGTCAGATCAAGTCCAGTGCCTACAAGCTGACGTTGCGCAAGCTGCAGAACCGCAGTGTGCCGTTTGCGCGGTTGAAGGATGATCAGTTTTAGTAGTGAGTCATGACAGGAATGCGGCGCTGCTTATTCAGTCTTCGCGAGCAAGCTCGCTCCCACGCACTTCGTGCCATCGTACGCAGCCATCATGTTTTGCAACGCTTTCAGGCGCGTTTTTGCAGGCACCGTCTCTTTCTTTTGAAGGACATTTCCGAGAGAATCCCCGACCGCTTGCGCCCCTCTGTCTGGGCTTCTACTCTCCGCCCGTCGCTGCCTATCAGCGATCGGGTTTAGTAGCCCGCAGTGAGTTAAGGCGTAACACAGCCGCGTTTCATTAGGCTTCGTCCTGATGCTATGGCGACTGTGCGCTTGGCACCTTCGGGTGCGCCGGTTCTTAGCTCACCGGTCTACTAACTCGCGTACAGTTGCCGCCTTTTCGTTTAGTAGCGAAAAGGCAGCGACTTCAATAGAAGGAGCTAAGCATGGTCAAAGTAACCCCCGATCCGCCCAACAAACAGTCCAGCACCGCACCGGTCTTCGACAAGGCTGTGGTCAAGCGCGCCATGGAGTGCTACCTGCCAATCTCCCGACCGGCCAAGGAACCCCACGACAGCAAGTTCGACTTCATCAGCCTGGAAGCCACCCTGGTGCACGCGCTGGATTTCCTGCGCTGCGCATCGGCCACCGCCCACGAACTCGGCGATGAACTGACCGGTTCGCAACGCGATCTGGCGTTCGCTTCCATGCACATGCTGGAAATGGCCAAAGTCATGGTCGAGCGCTCGCTGGAGTGTGTCGAAGAGGCCTGA